AACTACTAAGAAGGATGAGGAATAAGACGTGGCAATTTATCTAGATAATAACGTTGGCCTGAAAATTGCCACCGTAGACCTTAGCGAGTACGTAACGAGCATTACTCTTACGCAGACATTTGACGAAGTAGAGACCACAGCGATGGGCGCAACTTCTCACCAATTTGCAAAAGGCTTAGAAGCATCTACGCTAACAGTAGATTTTCTTAATGACTGGGCTGCATCAAAAGTACAGGCAACGCTGCAAGCTGCTTACGGCACATCCGTAACTGCTTTGATCGTGCCAGTACGCGCTGCTTCAGCAACCGTCATTAGCGCGAGCAACCCTTTGTACACAGTATCTATTTTGGTCAATAACTTGACTCCTGTGGGTACAGGTGGGCCAGAGGATTTTGCACGCTCATCTATGACTTTTACCTGCACATCTGCGGTTGCATACGCAACTTCAGGATCATTTAACTAAGGGGCGAACAATGGCACGGCTAAAAATCGTAAGGGCTACTGGGGAAAGCATCGTAAGCATTACCCCGGTGGTTGAAGTCGCGTTTGAAAAAATGGCAGGTCAAGGCTTGTATAAGCAGCTACGTGAGCACGAAAAAAATTCTGACCTCTATTGGCTTGCTCATAATGCGCTAATGCGTACCGAGGTAATCCCGCCTTTTGGTGACGATTTTCTCAAAGATTTAATCTCGGTCGAAGTGATCGAGGATGAAAGCCCAAAAGGATAGATCGGGGTTCATTTACATACCTGGTAGCTAGTCTGGCTATCGAGTTAAAAATTAGCCCCGATCAAGTCCTGGCAATGGATGAGGTCATGTTTAAGGCAGTACTGCAAGTATTAGGAGATCGAGCAAGGGAGCGAGCCAATGCCAGTAAACGTCACAGGCGTGCAGGCCACTCTTAAAGCGATGCGCAAGTTTGACCCTGACTTAGCCAAGCAAATGAATAAGCAGATAAAAAATGCCATGATGCCTATACGCGATAAGGCTCAGGCCTATGCGCCTGCCAATAGCCAAATGCTTAGCGGCTGGGCTGGCACATCTGCATCCGAGGCTACGGCTAGATACCGGGCATTTCCCAAATACGATCAAGCCGAAGTAACGGCAGGCATTATCTATCGCCAGGGTGCTAACAATTCTGGCGAAGTAGCAGGCGCTAAATTTAGGCGCAGATTTCAGGTTACGCATTACATCGCTAACACATCTGCAAGCGGTGCTATTTATGAGACATCTGGCCGCCTTGCTGCATCTCGTAAAGCATCACGCAGCCTTAACCCAAATGCGCGTGCTCAATTCTTAGAGCCGCTTGGGCCGCTATATGGCACACGTGGCACGGCTGACCCTAGATTTGGCAACACAGACCAGCGCGGTCGCTTAATCTATCGAGCATGGGATGAGGACAACGGCAGAGCTGCACAAGCTGTAAACCTAGCTTTAAATCTAGCTGTGTCACAATTTAACGCTAATAGCGCTATGGGTAAATATGGGGCGGTGGCATAATGGCAAATATCGTAGTCGCAGCTATTGCCAAGTGGAACGGATCAGCCTTAGTAAAGGGCGAGAAGCAGCTAACACAATTTCAAAAAACCACTAACAAGCTAGCAAAATCTTTTATTACCTTATTTGCCGCGCAGAAAATCTACGCATTTGGCAAGGCATCCGTAAAGGCATTTGCAGCCGATGAGAAGGCAGCCAAGTCGCTAGAGATAGCGCTTAAAAATACAGGCAACGGCTTCGCCACAATAGCCACCGAAGGCTTTATATCTAGGCTCCAGGATACTTACAAGGTGCTTGATGATGAGCTACGGCCAGCATTTCAGACCTTGCTCAATACCACCGGGTCGCTTACCAAATCACAAAAAGCCTTAGAACTATCATTAGATATTGCTGCAGGTACAGGCAAAAGTTTAAGTGTAGTCAGCATGGCCTTAGCACGTGGTTATGCAGGCCAGACCACAGGCCTTAGCCGATTAGGTGCAGGTTTAGATAAGGCAACACTTAAAACTGGCGATATGGACAAGATCACCGCCACGCTTGCAGACAAGTTTTCAGGCCAAGCACTAGCTGCTACTAAGACCTACACAGGCCAAATGGCAGCGCTGACGGTTGCATCCGAAAGTGCTAAAGAGGAAATCGGACAAGGCCTTCTTGATAGCATCGCGCTATTAGGTGGATCAGATGGCATCCAGACTGCTACCGATAACATGGAAAATTTGGGTAAAGCAACTGCAGACACCCTTTACTTATTTGCTTCATTAATTAAAACTTTTAACGATACTAATTTAAGCAAGATATTTGGCCTTAGCGTTTTTGCTCAGATCAGTAAATTGTCACAGCTTGGCAGTCAAATGCGCGGTGATGCTACAGGCAAAGGCGTGGCTTACTCACCTACATCGATGTATTTTACAATGGAGCAGGCCGAGCGTGCCAAGCTAGTAAATACGATCAAGAAGCAAAACACCACAGAAAAAGAAAAGCAAAAGTTATCTGCAGCCGAGTTAGCAGCCAAGAAAAAGCAAGCAGAGTTAGACCAGTTAAAAAAGAAGTTTGACGTGGATCGCATAAATCTAGAGACCGCGCTAGCAAATTCTACCGACGAGGCCGAGAAGGCACGCATCCGCAGCCTGCTTACCATTATGGATGAGGATGCCAATGCAGCTGCTAAACGCATGGCGCAGCTCGATGAGGCTAACGCAGCCAAGATGAAGGCAGAATTGGCAGCCGCCGATACCCTGCGCTACTTGGCACAAGAAGCAGACCGGGCAGCTAGAGGCTTGGCATCGATCGGCAACCCCGCAGGTAATTACAACTACACAGCGGCAGCGCCTTCATTTGTCTATGGCGCAGGTAGTGTGCCTGATCTACCAGGTCTAAGCAATATGCCAGAAGCAGGCAACCCGCAGGGCATTTACGATTACAGCCCTAGCAGCCCATCGTTTACTTACTCACCACCAAGCGTAAATAACTTCACGATAAACACACCGCTAGGCAGCGAGGAAGCGCTAACTGAGGCTATGCAGCGAGCGCTGCAAAAGTTAAACCGTTATGGCGATAGCACTACATTTGCAGGAGCGCTGTAATGCCAGTACCTACGGTAAATGCGTTTATCAATTTTGGTACAGGGCCAAGTTTTGCCCAAGCCATGATTATTGGCCAGGGCATTATTGGCACTAACATTTTGGCAGATAACGCCGCGGTCATCGTTGATGTATCTAGTCAGGTCGATGGCATCACTACACGCCGCGGCCGTAACGCTGAGGCTGACCAATTTCAGACAGGCACCTGCACCCTACGCATAGTCGATCAAAACGGCGATTTTAACCCTATGAATACAGCCGGGCCTTACTACGGCCTACTCGATCCTATGCGTAAATTAGAAATATCGGCAACGCATCTAGGAGTCACCTATCCGATATTCAGCGGATTTATCACAGGTTACGACACCCTAACACCACAAGAGGCTGGCGTGGATGTGGTTTATACAACGATCACAGCTGTAGATGCGTTTAGACTTTTGCAAAATGCACAGATAACTACCGTGGCTGGATCATCCGCTGGCCAATTATCTGGCGCACGTATCAATAACCTGTTGGATGCCGTGTCTTGGCCAGCATCAATGCGTGATGTAGATGCCGGGCTGACCACAATGCAGGCCGATCCAGGCACACAGCGGACAGCCCTAGCAGCTTGCCAGACCGTAAGCACTAGCGAGTATGGCGCGTTTTACGTTGATGCAACTGGTTCATTTGTATTTCAAGATCGAGCGCTGACATCTAGCAGCATAGGTGGCACGCCCACAGTCTTTACCGATACAGGCGGCGATATTAAATACTTTGATGCTCAATGGGTACTAAATGACGTGCTCGTATATAACCAGGCAAATATCACAAGATCGGGCGGCACTACCCAAACCACTAGCAACGCGGCCAGCATCGCTAAGTATTTTTTACATAGCTACACACAAACCAATTTGCTTATGGAGACCGATGCGGTAGCCCTGCAATATGGTCAGGCCTATGTGGCTAGCCGTGCTGAGACTACCGTGCGATGCGATGCGCTGACCCTTGACCTATACACAGAAAACTACGATTCAGGCATAGTAGCTGCCCTTGACTTAGATTTTTTTGACCCTATAACCGTAACCACTAGCCAGCCTGGATCATCAAG